AACAACTGATTCTTTTTCTAAAACTAACACAGAGTTAATTGAATTATCAATTAATGAGTAGTAAACTGTTCCGTACTGATCAACAGACTGTTTAAAAAACAAATAATTTAAAGACTGATCGTCGCCCACAATTGTTTCAAAAGATTCAGGATTATCAATTATTCCATCACTGTTAGAATCATAGAATGATAATTTAATTTCTGAAGTACTTTCATATCCATCATCAAATTTTATAGTATCACTAATTTCAAAAGAAACATCTTGTTTTAATTCAGTTATAAAATCACTCGATGTATTGATACCTAAAACTGTAACTGTATCTTTGACAACATTGCCTGTTTGATCATTGTAACGTTTTTCGTTGGCATCAAAATAAAATCTATTTTGTTGTAAACTTCCAAATATGTAATTTAACTTTCTTACTCTAACAGTATAGCTGTCAGCCTCTTTTACAAAAGCAACAATCCATGACGAGTCGACTCCGGTGTTTGAAATATCACCAGATTTGCCTAGAGTAAAATTATCAATTAAGTTTAAATTAGATGATGTTATAATCGACCATTGTAGTGTTTCAACATCGTATCTCAAGCCAAAATTTAAATTTTGATATGCTTGATTTACTATTTCGTTTTCTAAAGAAACATTTAAATCGTTTATAAATCTAGGAATAATTCTTGAAGCAATGGCTCCTGTTGGAACTGTTTTGTTTAATACAATAGGTCCCAATCCGTTAGTCAAAGCACCCCTTCCTGTGTTTGTGCCATCTCCAGTAATTTTAACAGCCTCTGCCCATATCATATTAGTCTGTAAAGGATCTGTAGGATCTGCTGCTACCATTTCTCCGTTTTTAAATGCTTTGCCTTCTTCTGGTACAAACTTGATAAGAGATCCTACATAAAAATATTTTAATAGGTTAGTAGAATAGCTACCAACTTTTGTTAAAGATGAATCTACTGTATTTTTAAAGTATCCAGTTGGTGTTATTGTGGTGACAGCTTCCCAAACGGTTTTATCGTCTGTGAATAAAATTTTATCAAATTTTGTAAAATAAAAATTATATACTTCGTTACTAGAAAACACAGGCTCGATGTAACCTCTTATAAAATTAATAATGTCTAGTCTATTATTAAATTTAAAAGTTAAAGTTTCTTCTGTTTCTTCTTTATAGATATAACCGTCATTAGCAAATACATTAACTGAACTGTATTTTCCAGACGCATCGATGATATCGTAGTTTCTAGATATTCCGCTAGAAGTTCTATTAATAGATTTTACTTTTAAAATATTTTGAGAACTAGTTAACGGTGCTAGATTATAATCTTCTGCGGTAATCATACGATTCTGTGTATAATATACAGCAGGAGCATTTGTTCTAATTGTATCGATATCTTCTGAAGCAGCAGAATTAGTGATAGTTGACTGTAGTGCCAACCCGATTGTTAGAGTATGAGCAACGCCAGAAGCATTTACATAATTAATGCTTATGTTGATTCCTCGCAAATCGTTTGGATAAATTGTATATCTATATCCGTTGCTGGTTCTATAATAAACTCTAAAAGGGCCTTGTGGCAAATTACCATAGACTCCGTCAGCAAACACTAAATCAATGTTATCATTTTCTTTTGTGTTGACTGCATAGATATTTCTAACGTTCTGATTAACACTATTATAAGCAATATTATTTCCAACAAGGCTTGAAACTTTTGTCCATTCTTCTAATTGGGCTCCGGCTGCATTTAAAGAAAATAACCAAACATCGTTGTTATTAATGTTATTTGCATCAACTGCAATTTTTTCATTAGTAGTAGGAGCATCTATGCTAAAATCAGCAAGTTGCATAGTGCCTTGTTTAAACATTAAAAAGAATCCAGTATTTGCTGAACCAGGTCCAGTGCTATCATTACGATAAACAAAACCTAACTGGTTGCCCGGCACTGGTGGTTCTTCGTAGATATTTTCACTGTTAGCAAATGCTGTAGAAACTATCTCAAAAGGCATTCCTCTAGAAGCAACAGATTTACTAAAAGAAAACAAAGGAACGTCAGCAGTGGTTGTTCTAAAACGATACTGTTCTGTTGGAATTCCTTGAATTGTAGCAGATCCTTGGCTTCGACCAAACTCTGTGTTATCTGCCATTGCAGAATTTAAAACTAGAATAAACTGTTCTAACCAGTTAGTGTTTGTTGGGTCATTCCAAGAAATAACCTGTTGCGAAAGATTTTTTCCGTTGCTGTCAACAATACTATCTGTAGTAGTCACTGATGTAAATTTTAACAGACCGCTAGCAGCTATATTTCTTTTAGCGTTATAGGAAAGCATACGAGCAATCCTTAACACGCTTTCTTTTGTTTCCGCAAGTTCAATAAAATTCTCACGGCTAGCAAGATCAATGCGGAAGGATAGGCTTTGACCTAAGAATGCAATAGCGTCAATAAGCGCCATATATTCGCTAGATTCGATATAATCGTTAAAATCTTCTGGGTAGTTTTCACGCAGATACGTGATGATAACGCGGCGTAGATTTTCAAAGTCGTAAGATTTGAAATCCGCATTTTTAAATGTCTGATATATTCTAGTCCAGTCTTGGTTTAGAATTAAATTATTTTGTCTGCTTGTAGTAGTCATTTCCTATCCCTATACCAATATTTACCATAAAAATTATGTGGGTATTTTATACTATGATAGAATTGTTTTTATCAAAATTAAACGTCATACGCTCACTAATATTAAATGGAACGTAAACGATATCTGCTTGAATTCTTATTCCTTGATCTGTAGTATCGATTTGAATCTCATTAACTGCTATTCTAGGATCGTAATTGATAATATCTTCGACGTCTTTTGCAATAATTTTTTTAACTTCTTCAGTGAACTGCTCAAATAACATATCCCAGATGACTGTACCAAACTCTGGGTTTTCTAATTTTTCTCCTTTGCGGATATAAAAATGATTTATTAGATCTTGTTTAACTAGATCAATGTCATAAAGTTTATAATTTTTTGCTCCGTTTGAAGAACTAAATCCCCTATAGGTAAAAGTTCCGTAATTAGTAGTAACTTGTGCATTTGATGTTGCAACTGTTTTTTGATTATAAATTTTTGTTCCCATAATTAGTCTGCATCCCTATCTGTTTTATCTGGAGTCAATTGTTCTGGTGCTTGATTCTCGTGCAAGGCCCAAGGTTCGTGCATCGGTATGCGTTTCATAAAGCTCTGAACAACCCCAGCTTGATACTTTTTAGTTTCCCAACTAGATGTTGTACTTGTTGCAGGGTTATCTCTTAGGTCGTATGGTTTAACAAAATCTGCAACTTCTGCAGGTGTTGCATTAGTTGTATCGTTTAAGTGGATTGTTGGAGCCGTTTCTATAATTTGTGCTCCAGAACCTATGCTTAAATCTCCGGTAGAACTAACTCTAAGTTCACCACCGGCAGCAATATCAAAGTTAGTGTTTGTAGAAAATTTTGTTGCAGCACCAATAAGAATATCTAGATTAGATCCTACGGTCAGTTTTGCATCCTTATTAATTAAAAACTCCATATCTGAGCCTATTTCAGCGTGCCACTTTCCTGTCTCTGTTCTAAAGTTCATATTGCGGCCACACTCAAAATTGATATCTCTATCAGCACGTAGATTTAAATCATTTTGTGTATGAATGCTGATGCTGTCTTGGGCATAGATATCAATTTTACCATTACTGGTCATTTCAATCCAAGCTGTTCCTCTTGCATTAGCAATATAAATGATATCTTCAGAATTATGCATTAACAACTGGTGACCAGTTCTGGTCCTAATTCTAAAATATTCTCCGTAAGGAACTTCCGGTTCATATTTTTCTTTGTCGTTTAATAAGTCAATATATTTTACAGGACCATCTGCTGCTGCTGTTGCTCGATGATATCTATCATCTCCATCATCCATTACAATTTGTGTTCCGCCTAAACGACTGACTGGTACAGGGTCCGACTGACTATCTGATTTTCCTACTTTTGCTTTCTTAGCATTAGTTCGTCTATCAACTGGTCCTGGTGTTGAAATACCAAATACCATAGATGGTGCTTCTCTTCGTGGAGACGAATTAACAACTCCTCTAACATCGTCTTCTAATAAACCTTGTTCTAAGAATCTATCGGCAATAGGATGTACAACTTTTTTAATTTTTTCCGGATTAATTTCTTGGTCTTTATCTGCATTTAGACGTTTGTTAATTTCTGCAACTGGCAACGGCAACGGTTTACCATCTAAGGATTTCATTGGACCGTATCGTGCTTTATCTGTAGCATCTAAAGAATTTTCAGTTGATCCAGCAATAGCTGGAACCATATTATTAATGTATCTACCAGGTGCGCAGGCAAACCAAAATCCTTGAGCAGGATCTCCGTTTAAAAATAATACTAAAACGTTAACACCAATGTCTGGAGGCACAAACCACATACCATAAGATTTTTGTGTGTCGTTATATCCGTCAATTGTTGAACTGGCGCCATCATTCTTACCCATAAACTCAAAAGGTGTATGGCCAAAGAACGGCGGAGCATATTTTACAATATACGTTTCGGCATCTTCGCCGGAGGTATTTGCTTGGTCTTTTAATAAATTAACTTCTAAAGATCCCATAAACGTAGGATCTAAATGACTAATAACCCTCGCAAGATATATTCCGTTACCAAGAGTACCGGAACGTCCTTCATTTTCTGCTGAGGGTCTTTGTAATTCTGCCATTATTGTTGTCCTAGGTCTCTATAATATCTGTAACCAGCAACAGGTTTTGTTTTGTTAGATGTTGTCACGGTTTGTGTAGTTTGCCCAGATTGTCCAGTATTTCCATTAGCGGTTGCTGTATCTGTTGTTGAATTTGACGATGATGCAGCATCGTCAACAACTGATGTATCTTTAGGCTCAGCATCACTAATCTCAGTAGCTTGATTATCTGTTCTAGAAATTGGTCCAGGTGTATCACCTGTTACAGAATTAATCTCAGGTCCCTGTGGTCCTGGCATTCTTAAACATTTTAATTTCTGTTTCCAAAATCCATCTGAAAAGTAATTTTCTACCATATTAACACGATATATACCACCGAACGGACTTTCTTTTCCTGCAATTGAAAAATCGTATAAGCCTGTGGTTTCATTTACATCAGACGGTGTTCTAAATGTTAGATATACATAGACGTTTCCACTTTCGTAGTTCATTGTACCATCGTTTGTAATCTGAGAAGTTTCG